AAATATTCTACTATATCCGTTTCTAACCATTTCTCTTTTGGTAAGAGTATAGTTAACAATTTTATTGTTGTTGTCAACATTAGGTATGATTAACCTATTAGGTATACCACCTCTAGTGAATGGGCTGGTAAAATCTATATCATCCATAGTTTCAAATATTTTACCAGCACCAGATACTTGAGCACCTGTTCTAATTAAAGGTGCGTATGAAATATCAAAAGTATCACCAAAAACTGGTACTATAATGCTAAAATCAACAATGGTAACACTTGGACGTTTTCCTGGTATTTTAAGACCAAAAGTTCTTGCCATTGAAAGTATTGATTTTCTTTCTTGTGCGTAATCTATTTGTGTTTCTTGAAACATTCTATCAGTGTTGGTTGATAACATGTCACCAACAGCCGCATTTAATTCTAATATCATCATACCAACACTAGCATCATTAAAATCATTAAAAATATCTGGATAATATTGTTTTACGAAATTTATTAATTCAGTTCTTACGTCATTAAAATTTCTAGAGTTATATGATATACCTTTACTTGCCATATTTTTATTTTATTAATAAATATAATTAAATAAAAATTTTAGAAAATACTTAGTGATATTTTAAATAATAAATTATATAGTTATTATTACAAAATCAGTTTCTTTAAAAACATCTTCGGTTATTGTGTAATCAATTCTAACTAAAGCTCGATATTCATTATCTTCATCTATCTCAATAATGATATCATTAACTTCTAGATTTGGTATGTATTTTTTTACAACACTTTGTATATCTAATTTCATAGATGAATATGTTAATGAGTCATTAGGCTCAAATATAAATTTTAATAAATCAGTACCAAATTCTGGATTATATAACCTTTCTCCCTTTCTAGTTAAAATAAGATGCATTAAATCAGACCTTATAGCTTTTGTATCTACTTGATTTAATTCAAGAAAAAAACCATTTTTACTTTCTTTAAATGGAAATTCAATATTAATATACTTATTATTTTGTGACATATCTTTTTTATATAAATATGATAACAAAATAAAATTAATAAATAGTAAAATAAAAAAGGGGCCAAAGCCCCTTTAATTAACTACCACATGCAATGCAGTCGTCTGGATTATTCAATGAACAAGTTAAACTATCCATCGCTTCAATTTCAGCATTACTTAATGTTGTATTGATTGGTTTAGGTGTTTGAACTTCAACTTTAGGTATTTCAGTTGCTATTGTATCATCAACTCCTAGTGATTGTCTAGCCTGTGTTTTAGAGTTACTTCTCAAATAATACATACCAGTTTTTAACCCTTTTTTCCAACCATAAAATAACGCTTTATTTAATTTAGCAACATTAGCGTCTCTCATAAATAAATTCATAGATTGTGATTGGCAAATAAATTTACCACGGTCAGCGGCCATATCAATTATATTTGATAATTTCATTTCCCAAACTGTCTTATAAACTTCTTTAATATTATTTGGTATTTGACCTATATTTTGTATTGAACCGTTTTCTTTTATCATCATCAATCTAATTTCATCATTCCATAAACCTAAATCAATTAAATCTAAAACTAAATGTTTATTAACAATAACAAATTCACCAGACAATACATTTCTTTTATATATATTTGATGTAAATGGTTCAAAACATTCATTGTTTCCCAAAATTTGTGCTGTTGATGCTGTCGGCATTGGTGCTAATAATAATGAATTTGTAACACCATACTTTACAACTTCTTTTCTTAAAGAATCCCAGTCCCATCTTCCTGATAATTCAGTTGAATTAAACCCCCACATATCAAATTGAAAAATACCATTTGATAATGGTGACCCTTTAAATGAAGAATATGCACCATAAGTTGTATCTATAGTTAAGGTTGATTGAGTATCTTTAAGTCGTTTTATTTCATCCCTATATGATTTTTTAGCCATATCTTTAGATGCTGTCATAGAAGCGAAATAAATAGTTTCAAAAATATCTTCGTTTAATTTTTTAGCTAAATCATCTTCAAAAGCTAAACCTAACATAGCAAATAAATCAGCTAACCCTTGAATACCTATACCAATAGGTCTGTGTCTTAAATTAGATAGTTCTGCCTCTGGAGTTGGGTACCAGTTAACATCAATAACTCTATTTAAGTTAACCGCAACTTGATATGATACTTCATACAATTTATCAAAATCAAATATTCTTAATGATTTATCCTTAGACTTAGTTTTACTAACTGGGGAGTTAACAAATTTTGGTAAGGCTATTGACGCTAAATTACATACAGCTGTTTCATCTTTAGATGTATATTCAATAATTTCAGTACAAAGATTTGATGATTTTATAGTTCCTAAATTCTTTTGATTTGATTTATTATTAGCTGCATCTTTAAATAAAATATAAGGTACACCTGTTTCAATTTGATTTTCTAATATTTGTAACCAAAATTCTCTAGCACTTACTTTAGTGCCTTTACCTTGCGATTCATACGCTTCGTATAGTTTAGTAAATAATTTATCAGTTTCAGTATCTACTGCATCAATCAATCCTGGTACTTCAACTGGGTCAAACAACGTCCAATCAGCATTTGTCTCAACTCTTTCCATAAATAAATCTGGTATCCATAATGCTAAAAATAAATCTCTAGCTCTCATTTCTTCTTTACCATGATTTTTTTTAAGACTTATAAAATCTTGTATGTCAGCATGCCATGGCTCCAAATAAACCGCTATTGAGCCTTTTCTTTTTCCACCACCTTGGTCAACATATCTTGCTGTTTCGTTAAACACTCTTAACATAGGTACAATTCCATTTGATTCACCATTTGTACCTTTAATGTATGAACCTTTTGACCTAATCTTATGTATATTTAAACCAATACCACCAGCTGATTGTGAAATTGCAGCACAGTCAGATAATGTTTTATAAATACCATGTATTGAATCTGTATCAACATCTAATAAAAAACAAGAAGATAATTGTGGTTTTTTAGTTCCAGCGTTAAATAATGTTGGAGTTGCGTGAGTAAAATGTCCCGTTGATAATAACTCGTAAGTTTTTTGAACTTCCTTTAAATTATCACCCCATATACCTATTGCGACTCTCATATACATGTGTTGTGGTGTTTCAGCAATTTCACCATCAACTTTTAAAAGATAAGCTTTCTCTAAAGTTTTGAACCCAAAAAAATCAAAATCTAAATCTCTATCGTGTATAATCATTGATTCAATTTTATCTGAATGTTTTTGAACTACATTATAAAGTTCATCTGAAATCAAACCAGCATTTTCATTTGTTTTTTTATTAACATAATGATATAATTTATCAATTGTTTCTTTAAAACTTTTACTAGTTTCTTTTTTTAATGATGTGATAGCAATTCTAGCCGCTAATATTGAATAATCAGGGTGTACTCTTGTTAACGATGCAGCGGTTTCAGCCGCTAATTTATCTAATTCTTTTGATGTTACTCCATCATATAACCCAGAAATTACTTTTTGGGCAACCCCAAGAGCATCAATATAATCTCTATCTAAATCATATGTTTGTTTTTTAATTCTTGCTGAAATTTTATCAAATTTCACAGGTTCATTACTACCATTTCTTTTAACTACTCGCATTTTTTTTATTTAAATTTTAATTAAAAATCACTATTATCACCTTCAAAAGATATTTTATTATCTGATGTTGAATTACCAACCCCTGATTTAGAATAATCACCAACTCTCTTCTCGAAGAAATTTGTTTTATTCTCTAGGGCAATATTAACCATAAAATCAAATGGATTCTTGCTACCAAATATTGGCTCACATTTTAAATCAATTAATAATCTATCAGCAACATACTCTAGATATTGAGCCATTAACTTTGAATTCATACCAATTAAATCAACTGGTAATGATTCTAATATGAATTCTTTCTCTATTTCTAATGCTGAAGATATTATTTCGTTAATTCTATCCTTTGGTACTTGATTAATTAAATGTTCATTATGTAAATGAACAGCAAAATCACAATGCAAACCTTCATCTCTAGAAATTAATTCATTTGAAAATGATAATCCTGGCATTAACCCTCTATTCTTTAACCAGAATATTGAACAAAAAGACCCAGAAAAGAAAATACCTTCAACCGCTGCAAAAGCAATTAGCCTTTCTGCAAAACTATCAGAGTCAATCCATTTTAAAGCCCACTCAGCCTTTTTC